TGATATAGGAATTGACTACACTCCTAGCTATGACGGCTTTGATATAGTAGAATGGAATGACGCTCCGTGGAGATAAATTGTTAGTTAAAGACATACTAGACAGAACAAGATTCTTAAAAGAAATGCACGATGAGGCATTACCCGATAGAGCAAGGTTTCGTGCAATTATAAATGGTGGGGAAAATGGAATAAAAGCATTATTAGGAACTAATATGTCTAGTCACGATGCAGATATGTTACCTGCTCCTAATCTATTATTATCAGCACTAGACAGACTTGCACAGAAAATAGGTAGAGTTCCTGCATTAGATGTACATATCACAAACCCTAGAGATAGTGAAAGAAATAAAAAGAAAAAAGATAAGTTAGAACGTATTGTTACATCTTATGACCAGTTCCAAAAACTAGATTTACAACTACCACAAGTAGCTAGATGGTTACCTGGGTATGGTTTTGCTGTATGGGTTATTACAAGCAAGATGGACCCTGCAGGTAATATATATCCAGTAGCAGAACTAAGAGACCCATATACAACATTTCCTGGTTATCAAGGTGCAAATCAAATGGCAGAGGAACTTGTTACAATAAGAAGCATTCCTGCTGACGTATTAGTAAGAATGTATCCTGAACTAAAAAGTTATTTTGCAGAAAAAGGCGATGAAGTACAAGAACCTTATGGTTTTACTACAGGTATATATACAAACTATGGAGCAGAAGGTTCGTGGGAAAACTCAAATGATAATGGTGAAGTAATTGTAGAATATATAAATCCTGAAGGAACATACATTGTACACGTTGCTTCTAATAAAATTGTAGATTTTGTACCTAACCCACTTAAATCAGGCCCATCTTTTGTTTGTGCTAAACGTTATTCTTTTGACCAAATACAAGGACAGTTTGACCAAGTTATAGGCCTTATGGCTGCTATGGCAAAAATAAATGTTATGTCAGTTATAGCTATGGAAGATGCAGTATTTACAGAAACAAATGTA